ACGACGTCGAAGAAGCCATCAAAGCGTACGACAACCTGCACGGAGCTGAGATCCGAGGGTCGGCCGGGAAGTACCCGTCCGGAAACGCCCTGGGGTCCGGGATGCCGTGGACGACTATAAAGAACACGCTGCGCGGTGCACTCAACGAGTATCGACACCGCCGTCACCAGGGTCAAACCCCGCGTGAGGCATTTGCCGCACTCGGTTTGCACTCTGGCGATGACTGCGCGATGTTCAGCCTACCCGGCCATGCGGACTTCGTGTCCTGGTCGGCGTCGGCAGGGTTGTTCATGAAGTTCATCCACCGCGAGCCGCACTCACAGCGCCTGGAATTTTTGTCCATGGTGTGGGACACGAGTGACGGCACCTGCGGGCCATGTGCTGGCCGCGCCTTCTCGAAGTTCCACCTGACGGGCATGTCCCGGCTCATCGGTGACGACATCGTGGCCGCGCGAAAGGCGTTCAGCCTGGGGTATCTCAACCCGGGCGTAGCCATCATCCGGGAATTCGCCCGATACATCCTCGCCTCGACCGACAAGCAGCTCGCGCGCCTCTACGATGAGGTGTGCAGTGCGTACGAGGCCGGCGAAACCCACGTAGCAACCAAGGTTGACATGCTCACATACAACGCAGCCACCGCACTTAAGGTGCGGCAAACGTACCGCGGCGGCGACTGGTACGAGGACTACGCTTCCCAGGACGAAGAACTGGGCCCTACGTTCATCGCCGAGCTGCGAGCCGCCATCGCGGACAACACGGGCACATGGCAGACATTGCCGACGCTGTTGTGCGCCTCCGCACCCGCAGCGGTTATCGCGGGCGCCTCGTACGACGGTTTGCCGGCGGACGTTGTCGAGAAGGAGCCGGAACCCGTTCAGACGACTAACGCGGCGAGCAAGGCCGACGCGGCCACGCGGCGTGGGCGTAAGGCGATCCTGGCGGCGGAGAAGAGCAAGGGCAAGCAGGAATGCCCAGACAAGAGTAGCGCGAGCGCAGCTGACACCACCAGCGAGTGCTCTGATAAGACTACCCGGTCGGCTGCTAAGCAAAAGCAGGAGAAGACGACTGGAAAACCCAAGCGCGAGACGACTGACAAGGCTGAGGCGGCGAAGCGCCGAGACCAGAACCAAAAGCCGCGCCAGGGCAAAGCAACAGCCAAGGAGGGCACACCGCCACTGGCGACGACGACCGCACCACCCCTCGAGGAAGCGAAGCAACCCGAGCCAAAGCCGAAAAAGGACGACGACACGCCGGGCCCACCTGGCAACGGACACAGTAGCGGCACGGTGCCCGCGCTGGTGACCAAGGAAGTCGCCGCGAAAGCGGGCAAACTGCCCGCGACTCCCAAGCCACCACCGAAGAACAACGCCAAAGCCAAAGTGAACAAGCCCAAGGCACAGCTCAAGGCCAAGCAGGCCGGCGAAGACAAGCAAAAGGCGGTCGAAGACGCGCTGGTGTTCCAGCTCGCCAACACCGACCTCCGCAAGGACTTCAAGATGGTGGACGGCGAGAAGGAGTACATCGCGAAAGAGCCGGAGCAGCCCCCCACGCAGGCGCAGTTGATCGCCAACGCAAACTTGCGGATGCGCAGGGCGATGGAGAAGGCACTCGAGGGCAAGCGGATCGCGCGCGCAACAGACTCGGAGACAACAGTTTTCCAGTTCGGCGCGGCCCAGCCACCCACGTTCACCTTCAGCACACCACCACCGCTGTTGTCGGACGATGACTCCGACGACGGCATGCCCGCGCTAGTCACGTG